GTTTTTTCTTTTGCTTTGAAAGGTAAAACTAAAATTCTCCAACCGACTGGCTGGGGAAGTTTTTCTAGTTCTTTTCGATTAGGGTTTACACCCTCATTTGGGTCTTTTATTTTTTTTAAAACGTCCTCTGGAACGTATAAAGTCTTAGTCATCTATTTTCTCCTCTTGATCCAGCAGGCGAGAGATTTCCTGTTGGCATATGTCAAGCATATGTATCTTTCCTTGAATATACTTGTAATCTTCAAAGTTTTCAACCCCTTGTGTCAAATGTTCATGAAGTTGTTCTTTGAGTGTTTTTAGTTCTTTTTGAATATTATGAATTACAAAGATGCTCATACGTAAGCATTAACTCCTGGTATTCTTTTTTCAAAAACTTTGTTTTGTCCATCTTTAGCACAGTGCCATGTTTGTTCATGACCTTGATTAACTCCATAATTATTTCTTTGCATTTTACCTAAGCCTGATTTTACTGCTTCAGCTACTGAATTAAGAGCATAGTCATCACCAACCATAACACCTGTTTGTTTTAGTTTAGGCCACCAATTGATAATATCATCTTCGACAGCATCATATTCATGTGCACCATCAACCATAATGTAATCAACAGATTCGTCTTTAAATTGATTTAAAATTTCTTCTGAATCCGATCTACCTTGACAAGGTATAACCATATTTCTTCCAATAAAAAATTGTAAATTATCTTTGAATATAGATGAGAAATCTTTTGGTAGTTTTATACCAGCGTGTTCTGTTGACCCTTCAAAAGTATCAACGCAATATATTTTTACATCTTCTTTTCCCGCATTGTAAAGAGCGGTTGCAAGATAATGTGTCGATCTACCTAGAAAAGATCCAATTTCTACAATGACACCATCATCGGCTATTTGATCTACAACGATGTCGTAAGTTTCAGAGTAATTGAACCACCCAGGTATCGTAAAATAGGTGTGTTTCATAGTTAAGAATATCCTTATTTGTTTGTCTTAACTATTTGTATCTTTTTATAATTAATTTTCAACCCTTGTGGTGTTGGTCCTCTTTTAGGAGGAACTGTTGTTGTTAGTTTCTGTTTCTTCATGTTCGCATATGGTGCATTCGCACATACAAGTTGAACAACAATGGCATAAGCAATCACACTTTATGCATTTTGTTGTCATTTCTTTTTAGTAATTAAACCCATAGCACCTTTTGCCCCCTTGATGCCGAAGCTGGCCGAGCAGGCGATATATAAGAGATGCTTATAATAATCAGGGAGTGAGTGTAGTGCCTCAAACCCTGCTTTAATGTGTGGAGTCCATCCGGGAATAAACACTGCCACCGCTGGAACCAACAAGCATATTAAAATTAGTTCGTCTTTCCACGATCCCTTCATTTGGTCAACTGCAGTAGCCTCCCAGCTAATTTTTCCTGCTATTTGTTGTTCTTTTAAGCTTTTTTGTGCCTTGATTTCAGTCAAAGCAAGATCCGCTTTTGCCTTTTTAGTCTCTACAAAGCCCGTAACAGCGTCTTTAATCATTCCAGCTACTGGACCAGCTAATAAACTAATCATTTTGACCTCTATTTGGTTGATTTTGACGTTGTATTGCTACATCTGCACGTAAATTAGCTAAATCATAGTCTTTTTGTAATTTTTGTGTGTCAAAATTCTGTTTATACTCAAATTGATTCTCTTTTAATGCTTGATTTTCACCATCTTTTTGTGCTCTAAGCTCTAGTTCTTGTTGTCTTAGTGCTAATTCTTGTTGTTTTAACAAAACAAGAGGATCCATAGATTGACTTTGCATAGCTTCAGCCTCTTCTACAACCATAGTTTCTGTTATTTTTATAATTTGTTCATTAATTAAAGATTCTCTCTTCATTTCTAGTTGTTGTAAAATTTTTGGTGGTATCTCTTGACCAAATTGTTGTTGCATTTTTGCAACTTCTTCTTGTAATGCTTGTGCAACTACCGCTGTAGCTAACATTGAAACATGTTGATTGATGTGAGATATCAAAGTAACGACAACCATTGGATTAGTTTTGATCATTGCAGAACTCATAAATAATCTATGTGCTTTTATATGTTGTTCATGATTTTGTTGTGGAAAAGCCATGGGTGGCTTACCAATAAGAACTAAACTATTTTCCATTGCTGGATCTGTTGGTTGTGGTTGCTCTGGTGGTTTTGGTATCGGAAGTATTTGTTCAATATCTTTAACACCTAATGCAACATACATTCTTCTGTAAGCCTCATACACATTGTGCATCTCAGGATTAGATTGTGCTATTTGTAATTGTTGTTGTGCTAGCGTCACTCGTTGTGACATGGAGAAAATATTTGGATCTGATACAGGTAAGATGTCTATCTGATCAGCAAAATCTGCTTGTTTAATTTCTCTAGGACCACCTGATACATTAAAAGGATAAACGGGTGGTAATGCTAATTTGAATATTTTTGCAAGCAGTTGAAATTCTTTTTTCTGTGCATAGTGTAATCTTTTATGAACAGCAGACATAACTTTTGTACCACGTTCCATAAGAGCCATGGTTGTACCCACAGGTGTCTGTGAACTACCAATTTCTGATAGTTGCATATCTGCAACAGTTGCAAATTGTTTTGCAGCATCAACACAAAAACCAAGAAGTTGCATTAACACACCATCAGGTCCTTTATAAGGTAATGGCATTAATGCTTCACGGATAGCACCATTAGGTGCATCGACATCTCTAAACTCTCCTGGTTGTAATGGTTGATCATCATCACGTATTCTTAATCCACGTGACTTATATCCTGCTGGTAAATTAGATAAAGTTCCAGCATCTAGTAATTGTCTTAATGCAGTTGTGGCAGTTCTTGTCAAACCACCAATCATGTGAATTAAACCAAAACCGTAAAAACCTAGTCCTGGTAAAAACTTGTAGTGAACAAAATAATGGTTCTTTCTTTTTATAATATCGTCTTCATTATAGTTTCTATAAATAGATAGAACTTTATTTGATCTTTTTTCTATTGTTAAAACGTAAGGTAATTTAATTCCACTAGGCTCACCTGATTTTGGATTTATATCTTCAAAACCTTCAAGATCTAAATCAACATGAACTTCATACAATTCAGTCATGTCATCCATGTAAGTGTCTTGTGGATTTACTCCCTCAATACGATCCATCTTTTCTTGTATTTCTGAATCATTCTCTTCATAAGGTGATATTTCTATATCACGATAGAATCCTGAAACTTGTTTCTTTCGAACATCGTTTAAGTTCATTTTTAAGATATGAGTAATTCGATCACATGAATCCAGATCAGAGGCATCATAAGGAACAACGATATCTTCTGCTGGAACAAACTTAGAGGTAGCTCTATTTAGAACTTCGTCAAAATAAACTTTTTTAAAAGCACTTCCTGATAAAGGTAATTGAAATAACATTTGATCCATCTCAGGATTGTAGTCTTCCATGACATGAGTTATCTCATAGTTCATGTAATCTTTAACACGCTCTGCTGCTAATTGAAGTTCAGTTGAATTTGCTCCAACAACTTGTGTTCTAACAGGTCCATCACTAGGAAGTAATTCAACATAAGCCATCGCTTGAAATTGTGTGACAGCTTGAGCTAAGACAGGGTGATTAACGCTTGCAGCACCTCTGAAAGGTCTGGTGCGTTCTTCATATTTAAAACCTAATAAATCTAAACCTTTGGTATAAGCGTGTTCCCATTCTTCACGAGAACTTTTATCTGATTCAATTTTATCAGATAAATCACTTGCAAGCTCTTGCATGTAATCTTCAGGTAAGATTTCTGCAAGGTTTGCCATAAAACCTGAGGCAGTAACTTCCTCTTCTGGATTAACTATTGCAGAGCCACTCTCATCCATTAAAACTTCAGGTTCTGCTTGATTTGTTTCTAAATCTACTATTGTTCCAACTTGTTCAACATCTAAGTCTCCTCTGTCATCTGTGACAGCATCTTCACGTTGTGGTGTAGGGACATTAGAATTAAATTTTTCTACCATTAATAATCTCCATAGATATCAGTTATTGAAACTAACCCATCTGATTTGATTTTACCACCATCTTTTTTACGGAATAGGAACATAGGGCCTTTCTTTGTTGTTTCCTCGGGCATTGTTAAGACATACATTTTTTGTAAGGAAGGGTTAAATTCTTCTATAATCAATTGAGGACTAACATTACGAGCTACAGTTTCATCAACCGGAACTAATTCGAAAGTGTCTTCAACACCAATTTCAAAATTTAATCCAGATTCTTTGTCTACAGGAGCTTTTTTAATTCTCACCGCATAATCCATTGATTGACCAGGAGCTATTTCTTTGCGAACTATTACTTCCCCAAAATCATAATCCTCTGCTAATTTTAAGATATCATAATTGAAAGCCTCCGTATCTTCGGGACCTCTATTTGGATAAGTGGTGTTAGCATCTAAATCTCTGAGTTTGTCGTATTCTCCTGATACATTTTTATTTAAAATTCTAAAACCCTGTTGTGGTTTATTAGGGTCTACAATTTCTTCAATTTGTAAATTAGCTTTGTTACCTGTATATTTCTTTGCAATATTTTTTAATTCTTGTACAGAAATCTTATCATAAATAGTTTTAAATTTTTCAGCTTCTGCTCCATCAATATCTTTTCTCCAACGTTGATTTACAATATCAGCTGGCATAATTGCAACTTTGTTAATACCTCTGCTTTGTGCATCTTGTATTGTAGCTTTTAACATTAGGTCTATCCAATCAGGTCCTTTACCAAAAGGAATTTGTCCGAAGGACTGTACATCTCTACCTGTAGGAACATTTGTTCCTGCTCCTATATCTAATATTTGTGATGATTGATAAGCATCAGTCACCTTTGCTCCTTGTAACATATCATCAAAGTTTTTCTGTCTATTTAAGTCAAAGAGTCTATTGAAAACAACAAGCCCTTGATCTTGTAATTGTTTTATTTGTTCCAAGTAATTTGGATTTACTATACGCCCTCTGTTTTGTGCAAGAATATTATTTATTTGATCTTGTATGGCATTTAATTGTGTCGTTAATTCTGGTGCTAATTGTTCAAGAAAAACAGGATCAGCTGGTCTTGTTAAATCAGTGGTTTCTAAAAATTTTAATTTTTCTTCAGGATATTGTGCATTAAGTCTATCTAGTTCTCCTTTACTATATTCGTCATTAGGATAGTTAATAAGATTTTCTTTAATACGTTCTTTTTTATTTCTAACAGCACTAGCCGTTGCTTTTACTCTTTCTTGTTCTTTTCTTAAATTGGTAATGAGATCAGTTTGTAATTCTTGTATCACGGCAACATCATCACCTGTAGCATTTTTGTAATTAGCTACACGAGTAAAGGCTAGAACGTTAGGATCTTTATCAAAGTGTCCCTGATTAAAAAAAGCTTTGTCTTGACCTGGAATTTCTTTAACGTTAATGACAATATTTCTGTAATCAGTGCCTCCTTCATCAATAGGTGCATTACCCATGTTCTTGTGTTTAGCACTACCTACATAATTTTTGTATTCTCCTGGCATAGGAACTTCGGTTTTTACTTTAATCTCTAAGTTTGCTATGGGTGATTTCTCATACACATCCAATAAATTTTGTTTTGTAATTTTCATACCCGGCATAAATTTTTCAGCATCTTCCAGATAACCCATAATACCCGCACCTTCTAATTCAGACTTTGCAAAACCTTTCGTGCCTGAGAAAAGATTTCTCCAGCCTTGAGGTGAATCTATATTGGGAATATTTTGTTCTGATAAGGTGTCTATGAAATGTGACTTAAAAGGAAAATCATCTATGTCAACCTTAGCAGGAGCAGGTAACATATTAGTAGGGGCATCGGGTGCTCCGCCGACAACTTTGTTAGGTGTGGCTACAGCAGATGATTTCTTAAAAATTTTAAATAAGTTTGCAGGATTAAATGCAAGAAGATTTTCATCTTGTACTGCTTGTTGAAAGAAATTATCGTCTGTGGCTGGGTCGGACGCAAACTGTTGTTGATTAATATTTTCTAACGGATCACCGCCTATGGCCATTTTAACGGGACCACCTTTATTAAACAACGTTTCTTCTTCAATACGTTTTTTACCTATATTTGGAAAACCCTTTTGAGCAAAAGGAGTCTCTTCTACACCTTCAACAAAAGTTTCAGTATATTCTGGAGGTTTCATTGAAATAGAAAACTCTTTAGGATTTTCTGTATAAAACTTCATAAGATCATCAAATCTTGCTTTTTGTTGTTCTAGACTAAAAGGTTTTTCTGATCCAATAAATATATCATTATACGTATTTGATATGTTGTCTTTTATTTGATTACCTTTTTCATCTACATTTTTTATATTACCTGCAATTATTTGATTACTAGGAGAACCCTTAGGACCACCTCTTGCTTTTGTATAATTATTTATCTGATTTATAATTTCATCAGTTAAAACGTTTTTATCCATACGTATATAGGCAGCCATGCCTTTTTTTTTCAACAGATTGTTGTAATA